ATCCGAGGCCAGGCCACCATCCGTATTGCCCGTAGCTAGTCCGTGACGGAGGCCCGTCATGGCTGGCTACTCAGCGGGCGTTACGGCTACGTGGAACAGCGTGAACTTCGGTGAGGTTACGGAACTGACCGTAACTCACGGCGGCGCTCTTCCATTGGCTCGCGCCAGTACGTGGACGCTTGACATTGGCACTATAGAGATGAAGTGCCTAACCACGGCGAACATCTCCACGGCCAACTACGGCAAGCGCTCGCTAGTCACCATTGCTGGTGGCGGGCTCGCTTACTCGGGCAAGGCAGTGCTTGAGAAGTTCACCATGGCTGGCGTGGTCAATGACGTGACGCGGTACGCAGTCACGCTACGAGTCCAAGGCTAGGAGGAACCATGCTGAGCGTTTCAGAACTTGCTGCCCAGATTCTTGCGGCTGACGATCTGCCCGTTCTCAAAGTGACAGTGCGTGAGTGGAAAGGCGGTGACGGCAAGCCGCTTGTGCTTGGCGTGCGAGTCATGACCGTGGAAGAGCGGGACAGCTACGAGAAGGAGTGGGTGGGCAAGAAGGAGACGGGTATCGACAACTTCAGAACGAAGTATCTGGCCCGCTGCCTGTGCCATCCCGAGAGTGGCGAGCGTCTCTTTGACGAGGCTGGCATTGAGCAGCTGGCGAAGAAGTCAGCGGCCATCGTGTCCAAGCTCTTCGAGAAGGCGCTCAAGCACAACAACATGACCGAGACTGACGTGGAGGAACTCGCAAAAAACTAAGCGTCCGCCCGACGAGGCGTTTCCTGTTTCGTCTGGCGGGGCACTTGGGAATGACGGTGAGGGAACTGTCTCGCCGCATGGATTCGCAGGAGCTTACGGAGTGGATTGCGTTTACCCGCCACTTCCACGCTCTTCCTGATCCATGGCGGCAGACGGGCCTGCTGACGAGTGCCGTGCTCGCACCGTACTCCCAGCAAGGCAAGGCACCGAAAGCGGACGACTTCAACCCGATTGAGAAACCACCCCAGCACGCAGACGAGATGAAGCGGGAGCTGCAAAAGCTCTTGGCGTTTCCTGAGTAAGCCATGGCCACAATCCTCTCACTCGCGCTGAAAGTAAACGCCGACGCCTCTGGCGTGGTGAAGAACCTGACGCCGGCTGAGCGGGCGCTTGAGAATTTGGCCAAGCAGGCGAGCAAGGCCACCAGCGTTTTTGACGAGTTCGCCAAGAATAGTGAGGCGGCATCAGCTGCGCAGGCGACTCTGAATGACAAGTTTGCGGCGTTGGCTGAGCAGCTGAAAGGTGGACTGAACGCCCAGGCGTACGCCGATCAGTACGCGGCCCTGCAGCAGGAAGTGCGAAACACCGCTGACGCATTCTCTGAAGCCGCAAAGGTAATTGAGCAAAACAGAACAGAGGAAGAGATTCGCGCAGAGACGCTCGCTAGGCTCAGCGAGCTTGTTGCGTTGGGTGCCCTTGACGAGGAGCAGTACGCACGGGCCGTTGCTGAATCGAGCGGAGCGAATGCAGCTGCTGCAAAGGCTGAAGAAGAAAGGCTGCGGCTGCTAGAACGCGGCCGACAGATTACTGAGCAGTTCCTGACTGACGAGGAACGCCGGGCAAGGCAACTTGAAGAGCTTAACCAGATCGTTGCCGCCAACGGCATCGCTGAGGAAGCCGCTGCCCGTGCTCGCTTTGAGTTCAGCGGCCTTGCGGCACAGCTTGAGAGGGACGGCCTGGAGCTTAGGCGTCAACTGGCTGCAGAGCGAGAAGCAGACGCTGCCAAAGAAAAGGCTGCACTTGAACAAATCGCAGCCGTCGAGAAGCGGTTAGCGGAAGATTTAGCTGCAGCACAGAGGCTGCGGGCGCAGGAAACGGCAAAGGCGGCGGCAATCATCGCGGCTGGACGTACAGCGCAACAGATATTCAACGACGCAATTGATGAAGCCATTGACCTAGAGCGAAAAGGGCTTCTGACAAAAAAGCAGTTTGACGTTGAGCTTGAAAGGCAGAATGCGATTTTTAACAAGGCAACGGCCGCTGCCGATGGCTTTGGAAAATCCGTCAAAAAGGCTGCTGAAAGTGGGCTGAGGTTCAACGAGCTGAGCGGCATCCTTGCTGCTCTCCCTGGCCCGCTTGGCAACATCGCTGGCAGATTCTCTGGAATCGCCAGCGCGTCTGAAGGGCTCAATAGGGTCTTCTCAGGTGGATTGAAAACAGGGCTTGCCAGCCTTGGATCTCAGTTGTCTGCCCTGGCATCTCCGCTGAACATCGGCATTGCTTCGTTCGCTGCGTTTGGTGCTGCGGCCACGGCAATCACTCGCGGGCTCGCTGACCTCGAGGGGCGCGTGGAGCAGTTAGGGAATACCGCACTGCGTCTGGGCACTGACTTTGCCACGATTCAAGTCCTGGACGAAGCAGCACGCAGGAGCGGCGGCTCAATCGACGCCCTAGCCGCTGGCATCCAGAAGCTGGCAGTAAACATCAACGAGGCGAGAAGCGGCACTGGCAAGGCCGCCGACGCATTCCGCGAGCTCGGGATTTCGCAGGAGCAACTTGCCACGCTAGACCCGGCAACTCTGGCTCAGCAAACGGCAGCAGCACTGCAGCAGATAGAAGACCCGGCACGGCGGGCGGCGCTGGCGACTGAAACGCTTGGCAAGGCTGGGCTCACGCTGGTGCCAGTGTTCAACGCGATCGGCGAAAGCGAAGTTGCCCTCAAGCGATTCGCCGCAGCAATCAGCGAAGTTGACTTGGATCGCATAAGTTCTCTTGGCAGCGCGTTTGACAACGTAAAAACTTCTCTTGGCGGCCTTGGGCAGTCAATCGTTTTGCCATTCGCTGGCGCAGTCGAAGGCGCATCAAATCTATTCGCAGACTTCATTGGAACTGTCACCCGGCTGGCCCAGGCTATCGGCACAGTCCTGACGCCAATACTCGATAAGCTTGGCGCGGCGTTTGCCAAGTTTGGCGGCGTGTTCGGCGCTATCAATGAATACCTTGACTCATTTGGATTCACTTCGATCAAGGCTGCCGGAAACGCCAAGGAGTTTCGGGCCGAAGTCGAAGTGGACACAAAGGCACTCGAGGAACTCACGAAAGCGATTGAGTCAGGAAATGACGCACTCAACTCTGCAATCAACAAGGCGGCTGAGTTTGGGCAGGCTGGCTTTGACGCTGCCTATCAGTTCCAGCAGGCTCTCGCTGACTTGAATGAGCAGGCCAAGGAAGAGAACTACAACGCCGAGCAGTACGCTCGAGGCGTCGCCAATGCCACGGCCGAGTACGAAAAGCAGATCAAAGCGATTGAGAAGGTGGCAGATGCAACCAAGAAGGCTGCAGACGAGGCAAAGAAGAAGGCGGAAGATGACAAAAAGCGGATTGAAGAGCTTTTGAATCCAAACGATTCTGCGGCCAAGGTGCAGGCAGATATCAGCCTTGCGATTGCGCAGCAGGCTGAAGCGGAGAAGAAGCTGGCCGCCGCGAGGGCCGCAGGCGACAAGGTTTCCGCAGACGCTGCTGCGTCACGCCTGGCCCAGCTGGATCAACTGCGAACCAAGCTTGAAGACCAGTCGCAGGCTATCAGCCAAGGTTTTGCAGATGGCTTCTCTGCAGCATTCAACAACACCGCCGAAAGCATTTCGGGATTGATTGATAAGGCTGGCGAGTTTGGCAACGCCGGTGCCGAAGCGGCCATGAAGTTGCAGGAAGGTGTAGCACTTGCTCAGCAGCAAGCCAGGGACGGCATCATTCTTTCGAGCGACGTGTACGAAAAGGAGATCAGCAGACAGCGAAGTATCTTTGAGGAGCGGCTGGCTCAGATTGAGCAACTGAAGCGGGCAGAGCAGGAAGCAAAGGCCGCAGCATTTCAGCTAGAGGTTGATGCCAACCAGCGCGTCAACGAGTTCATTGCCCAGAGAACGCAAGCCGAAGTGGCCGGCGCTGAGCAGGCGGCAGCGCGCCGCCAGCAGGCCGCATTCAATATTGAAGCGATTGAGCAGCGGATTGCTCTTGAGCGGCAATCGCTTGAGGCTGCCCGTGAACAGAACGATATGAACTCCGCTCGGGCTGCCGTGCAGCGGATTGACTTGCTAAAGGATGCTCTGGCTGTTGAGCAAGACATTTCAAACGGACGAGAGAAGCAGCTGCAGACTCAGCAGCAACTCATTGAGAGCCAGCAGCAGTACGAAAATCAGCAGCAGGCCGCAGTCCAGGCGTACCAGCAACAGCAGCAGCAGGCCCAGCAGCAGTACGCCCAGGAGCAGGCCCGCATCTTTGCCGAGCAGCGCAAGGCCGCCGAGGCTGAAGCGAAGCGGCAGGAAGAACGCCTCCGCAAGCTCAACACGCTTGGCCAACAGTCAGTCAGCGTGGCCGACATCCGCAACGTCGAGAGCGCCAACCTTGTGCTCCAACTCGGAGCGGCTGCCCAAGATCCCGCACTGATTCAGCAGCGGCTACAGACGAAGCTGCTCGAGAAGATCGCCCTTGGCATCGCCCAGGCGGCCAGCAGCTACTTCAATCAGCCAGTTGCGATCGTTGGCTACGCTGACGTGGGAGGCATCTAATGGGGATACAGTCCTGGCGTGAGCTTGCACGCACGACAGAAGGCGAAGTGCGTGGCACCACGACGGCCACCCGCACGTTCGTGCT